ATCATGCGGGCGCTGCGGACACTGGCCGACCAGATGTTCGTGTCGAACAAGCTGCTCCGCGGTCAGTACTTCACCGACGCCGGCGCCGTGCTGTATGAGCAGTCGGAACCGATTTTCGCCGACCGCGTCCCGCAGGGTATCGCGCCTGGCGGCGAGTACCCGAAGACCACCATCAGCCTGGGTGCCGCGCAGCTCACCAACACCGTGAAGTGGGGCGAGGACACCGAGATCACGGATGAGGCGATCAACCGTGAGAAGATCGACGCTGTTCGGCGCGGGTTCATCAAGTTGGCGAACTCGCTTGTGCAACAGGTCGATTCGGTCGCTATGTCGGCGATTTATTCGCAGGTGAACTCGGGTAACACTACGGCGGCTATCTCGTCGTGGATCACCGGAACCCCCAACATCATTCGCGATGTTTCCCTGGCCGTGCAGAACATCCTCGCGTTCAAGCAGGGCTACCAGCCTGATGCTGTGGTCGTCGACCTGCCGTTGTGGGCCTACATCATCTCGGACCCGACGATTGCGCTGATGCTGCCGCGTGAAAACCCCGGCGTGGCAGGCTCGCCGGTGTTCACTGGGTACGGAAGCGGCATGGTCAAGTCGCTGCGACTGGCCGGCCTTACCTGGTACACGTCGCCGAACGTGCCGGTCACCGGTGACGCGCTGGTGCTCGACACCACGCTGTACGGGGCGATGGTCGATGAGACGCTGCAGGCCCCCGGCTATGTGGCGTCTCCGGACGCCGACGGCTGGAAGATCCAGACGAAGACGATGCGTGAGGACAAGGTCGACCAGTGGTTGATCCGCGCACGTCGGACCACGGTGCCCATTGTTCAGGAGCCACGCGCGGCGTGGACGATCACCGGGTGCGGTGCCTGATGGCGTACAAAGTCACGTCGGCGCTGGTGTGCGCGCCGGATCGGGAAGGGAAAGTCCGGTATCACTACCAGAATGCGGTTATCCCGTGGCTGGACGAGGACCGGGCCGCGTACCTGCTGCGCATCAAGATGGTCGAGGAAGTCTCCGACGACGAAGTGCTCGGCGACGAAGATGACGAGCACTTCACGGCCGAAGGACGCCCCAAAAAGGTTGCACCAGTTGGTGTTTGGCGTGACTTCCGGGTTTCTCAGGGCGTCGTGACGGCCGATGAGGCTGCGGAGTTGACCAAGCAGGAACTCGTCGACCTCGACTGATCTGATGGACCCGTTTCTGACGTTGACCCAGTTCGAGGGGATGTTCCCGCGGGAGCTGACAGCCGCCGAGCAGGTGATTGCGCCGAATCTGCTGGCGGTGGCGTCGAACTGGATTTGGAACCGCATTCCGAGCATCGCCAGTGATGATCCGGCGGCGATCACGGTCACGTTTGAGGCCGCGCGGGACGCGATTCTGTACGGGCCGATCAGTCGGCTTGAGGAGTTCCAGAACGTCACCTCGCACCGCACCGAATCCGGTACTGCGACGGCTTCGCTTGTGGAGCAGTTCATCACCGATCGGCATGCTCGCATGCTGGGAATCAGCCTGAAGGCGTCGCCGAGTTACAACTTCACGCCGTGTCAGCCGGCGCCGGGCTCGTGGGCGGCGGCTGAACGGTGGGAGTACATGTGATTTTCCCGATCGGTAACCAGACGGTCGGGATTGTCACGCAGGTGCCGGTGCTCGACAGCGAGGGTAACCCGGTGGTGTCGGAGCTGTTCGAGAAGCAGATGACTGATGCGGTCATCCCGAAGACGGGATGCCTGTTTGAGATTCAGTCGCCGGCAACGACGTTCGTCAAGCAGGCGGAAAACGTCACCGACACCACCCGATCGACGAAGAAGGTGGCGTGGGCGTTCATGCCGCCCGATGGCGACACCATGGCGATCACCACGTTGCAGAAGCTGCGGTACCCGTATCCGGATGGTCAGGATTGGGATATGCGTGGTGACGCCACCGTCGAGTACAACCTGCAGGGTACGGCTGATCACGTGTTCTGCCTGTGCGAATACCAGGAGGGCTGAGCGATGGCGATCTATCTGGCTGAGGAGTTCGCTGAGGCGGCGACGGCGCATCACGAGGTACGCGAGGCTCGGATCAAGCTGGCGCACGACGCGGCCGAGTACGCGCAGTCGATCACACCGGTCGGTGTTCCACCGGATCAGCATCCCGGTGAGCACCGCGACTCGATTTCGGTGATCGCCGACGGTGACGATGTTCGGGTGCATTTCGGTCTGGACACTTGGAATCTGTTGGAGTACGGCAGCATTCATAACGAGGAGTTCGCGGTGCGGGCGCGCACCGAGGCTCATTTCAACCAGCGCGGCTGATGTCGTTCCCGATTGAGTTCCCCACCGAGTTCGGCCCGTTACTTCTTGGCCGTGCAGCGCCGAACGCGCAAGCTTTCGTGCTGGCGCACCTGGCGCCGCTCAACGGGTTGACGACGCCGCCGGGTGGTGTCGGCTCGCTGCGGAACCCCAAGGATCCGTTGCCTTTTCGTCTGGTGCAGCGGGTCGCCGGCGCAAATGATCTGTTCTCCGATTTCCCGGTGGTGTCGGTGCACACCTTCGGCGCCAACACCGGAAACCTGGCCGACACGTTGGCGAGTCGCGCAGCCGATATCACGCACCGCCGCATGTTGGTGCTGCTCGACGACCCCACCACCGACGTCATCATGGCCGACGGCAGCATCGCCAACTGTGAATACCTTGAGGTCAAAGAAGCCCCGAGGAAAGAGCCGTACCGCGACACCTCGGTGATCCGGTACGTCGCCCGTTACGAGCTCGGCCTGAAGCTCGTCTAGATACAGCCCAAGCCCAACCCATATCCGCCGGATGCCCTTCGGCGTTCAACCCCGCATGTCCGAAAGGAAACCAATCTCATGACATTGACTGTTCCCTCGACTGGGGGCACCTTCAAGGCAGCCGGCCTCAACAACTACCGCACCGACCGGGTGCGCCGCGGCGGTCTGGTGGCCGTGCTGGTGCGTGACTACTTCGGTGCCACAACGAACATCAGCCCGGCGGTGTTCAACCCGTTTGCGCAGGACGGCCTCATCCGCACCGATCTGCTCGCGGTCGTCAAGGACTCGGACGGCAACTTTGTGACCAACCCGAACAGCAATCAGGGCTGGTATCTGGCCGGTGCGCTGGACCCAAAGGGTGTCGACGAGACACCGGAGATGACGGTCGACAAGCTGGAGATCCTGCAGTCGAATATGGAGATCCGCTCCGACATTCAGAAGGAGGGCGGCACAACGTCGTTCGTGATGTTCGAGTCTCGGGCGCTGACGGACTGCCTGCGCTACAACCGGCCGCTGGCGTCGATCGCGCAGGACGGCCAGTACCAGTACTTTTTCGGCAAGTACGCCGACGCTGGACTGGTGGAGCGGCAGTTGCTGCTGATCCGCGCGGACAAGGCTGATGGTCAGCCGGAGTACACGGCGATCCCCAAGCCGCGCGTCACGTTGAACAAGATCAACGCCCGCAAGTGGGATAAGAAGAACCCGGACGCGTTCGACGTCATGTGGGATGAACTGTTGGACGAGTACTTCATCGACACCGACGGCACCCCGCTGCAGGCCGGTATCTGGCGTTCCGGTTCCGGCTGGGGGCAGGCCAGCGGCGCTCCCGAGGAGGACTCCGTCACGGTCACCGCTACTGCCGTTACTGGGGCGAAGGCCACGGTCACGTTCCCGGTTCCCGGTGGTGCGGCCGGCCCGTTCACCTACACGCTGCAGCAGAAAGCTGGCAGCGGTTCGTTCGTGGCGTCCACGCTGCAGGGCGCGCCGTCGGTGTCTGGCGGCAACGTCACGCTTACGGCTACCGGCCTGACGACAGGCACGTCGTATGTGTTCCTGCCGACCGCGATGGGTGACAACAACTTGACCACCACGTTGCCGCAGTCGAACAGCATCACCGCGATCGCATAAGCCCTCGCTGGGCGGCCGTTTTTGGGTCTTCGTCGTCCCTGGGCTGGCGGCCGCCCAGCGGGTCACCACCCGCTTTGATGTAGCCCGAATTTCGACGTCAGCCCGAAAGGAAACCTTGTCATGCCCGAAAACGACGAAGCCCCCGAAAACGACTCAGCCCTCAACGATCTGCTGATGCGCCCCACCCGCCCCGAAGAGGCCCGCGAGCAGGCCGCCGAATGCTTGGGGTTTATTCGGGGGCGCACCTTCGACCTCGGCGACGGCCAGACGTGGGAACTGCCGAACCCGTCCCTGCTCGACGACGAACAGCAGCCACGCTACAACGAGTACCTGTTCGAGATCCAAAACCTGGACCGCTACCCGGACGATAAAGACGACGACGGGAACGTGATCCGGCGCGGCGACATCATGGATCCGCCGCAAAAAGACGGCGAGTTGTTGGAGCCCAACGATATTCGGCTCGCGAAAGCACTGATGGGCGACGACATATACGCCAAGTTCATCAAGGCCGGCGGCCGATCGAGCCAGCTTCGGGTGCACTGGTCGGAGATGAATCGCCGCATGATGAACAGGCTGCGTGACGACTCCAAAAGTAACTCAGGCGCTGTGGTGGGTGCTGCGGTTCCCGACAGAGATTGAGTCGGATCTCCTCGACGAAAACCGCCGGATCGGCGAATGGCACACCTACCCCGCATATTTCAAGAACGGTTCGTTTGTCGGCCGGATGAGCAGCCGCGAATTGCTGGTGATCCTGGCGCACCTGCCCAGCGATTCCGAGTTCAAGAAAGCGGTCAGCTTCGACGGCTGGTCAGACAACGAACGCGTCGCCAACGCGACCGCGAACTGGCTGTCCGATCTGCTGCGCGCCACAACTCTCGCGTTCGGCGGCGAAGACTACCAGGCGCCTAAGTTCCTGTCTCCGCTGGAGCGCCGCGAACTCGCGCTTGAGGAAACCGAACTCGACGAGACACGCGACGACCTGATGGACCAAATGTACCGAGGAGGTGGGTAGTGCCGGCACTGGATCTTGAGGTACGCACCCACCTTGACCGGGTTTTGGCGGATGCTGCGGCGGCTGAGGCGTTGCGGATTTTCTCGCGTACTGGTGATGAGATCGGCGGGAGTCTCGGTTCGAGGATCACGCGGGCGTTGGGTGCGATCGACTTCAACCCAGCGAAGTCGGCGCTGCGGGATTTGCAGTCCGAGTACGCGAAGCTGTCGGCTGCCGAGTCTGCGGCATCGGATTTGGCGGTGCGCCGCGCCACTGAGGTTGAGGTGGCGATGCGCCGCAAGGTTGCGGTGCAAGCCTCGGACACGGCGACCACGTTGGAGACGGCCCGCGCGGAGCGGGCGCTGGTCGACAGCCGCCGCGCGTCGGAGCAGGCGTTGCGCCGCCAGGAATCGGCGATCATCGCCACGCAGGCGGCGCATGAGAGGCTCGGCACCGCCGCCGTCGCGGCCGGCGAGTCAGCCAGTGTGGCCAGCCGCGCGTTCAACGTGCTCGGCGCAGGTGCGGTCGCCACCACCGGAATCGCGTTCGCCGAAACCACCAAGCACGCAGCCGACTTCCAAGAACAGCTGATCAAGCTGCACGCGTCGGCCGGTGAAACCAGCGACAACCTGAAGACGGTGCACGACGGCATTCTGCAGATGGCCGGCAGCGTCGGATACACCAGCGGGCAGCTCGCCGAAGCGATGTACACCATCGAGAAGGCCGGATTCCGGGGCGCCGACGGGCTGAAGGTACTCAACGCTGCCGCGCAGGGCGCGGGCGCGGAGCAGGCCGACCTCAAGCAGGTTGTCGACGGTTTGACAACGTCGATGACCGACTTCCATGTGCAGCCCGAGCAGGCCGCGCGCCTGATGTCGCAG